TAGTATTATGCCAACAGTTAACCACTATTTCAATAATTTCAATAACTCAATGGAGCAAAGGCTCATTGAGGATCTTGTAACAGAATCAATCCAGATTTATGGTGTTGAATGCTTTTATCTTCCTAGAACTTTAGTGAAAGAAGATTTATTGTTTGGAGAAGACACTCTATCAAAATTTGATAATGCCTATCCTATTGAGATGTATGTAAAAAATGTCGATGGGTTTGAGGGTGATGGGAAATTTCTTTCTAAATTTGGGCTAGAAATTAGAGATGAAATGACTCTTACTGTGTCCCAACGTAGATTTTCTGAAGAAGTTATTGCGTCTACTAAAAGCACTGGCGAACCAGAAGAAGGTGATATAATATATTTCCCTTTAAATAAAAAAATATTTGAAATTAAATATGTTGGGCATGAATCAATTTTTTATCAGATGGGGTCTATCCAAACTTACGACCTAACATGTGAATTATTTGAATACAGTCATCAAAGAATTGATACTGGAATCCAAGTTATTGATAAAATTGAAGAAGATTATTCTGGCGACAAAAACTTCTATAACCTTAAATCTGAATTGGGATTCAACTTCACTATGGAAGATGGATCAGAAATTGTCCTTGAAAGTTATAAAATTGAAAATACTGATGCCGCAGCAACCAATGAATATTTCACTTCACAGACAACAAACATATCAACAAACTTTGTCGATTGGTCTGAGTCTAATCCTTTTGGGGACTTATAATGGTTCCATATTTTTATAACGGCACAATCCGTAAATTTATTATTCTGTTTGGTCGTATGTTCAATGATATTGACGTCATACGTAATGTTGGCACAACAAATCAAAATCTTCGAGTCCCTATAGCATATGGACCACGGGAACATTGGTTGGCACGTCTAAGGCAGGATTCTGTTGATGCGAAGGGGGTAGCAATTCAATTGCCACGTCTTTCCTTTGAACTTACTGGAATGGAAGCAGACCAGACTCGTGCTCTAAATAAGATGCATAAAATAACTGCGATGAATAGTAATGTTAAAAAGTTGACCAGCCAATATACTCCTGTTCCGTACAACTTTAACATGTCGTTGTATGGTATGTTTGCAAATAATGAAGATGCGGTTCAAGTCGTAGAGCAAATTATTCCATTTTTTAGACCAGAATGGACAGCAAGCGTCAAGCTAATTGATGAACTTGATGAATATTTTGACGTGCCTACTATCATGCATGATATGTCTATAGAAGATTCCTATGAAGCTGACTTTTCTTCACGTCGTGCAATAATTTATACATTCAATTTCACGATGAAAGGTTATCTTTGGGGACCAATTCGTAATCGTGGTATTATTAATCGGAGTGTTGTTGATATGATTGCGCAAGATACCGCCAACCCTATCACAACTGAAATTGGACCACATAAGAAAATTGTTCTGACTCCAGGGCAATATGCTAACGGTTCTCCGACTGCAAACTCGTCCGCATCTGTCGCATATGATACAATTACAGCTAATAGCACTTGGGACTATGCATTCGACAATTATGATTATTTTGATGGAAAGAATAGGCATGAACATTAATGAAAAATTTACACGAAAATATGAATACTATATTGGGAATTGAGGGGGAATTAATTCCGCAAGAAAGTAGACCTGTAATAATTCCAAAATCTAATGGGCAAGAAAAGGATATACAAACCGATTATGAATATGCTCGTGGCAATTTATACGGAATTATTGAACAGGGTTCAGATGCACTCAATTCCTTACTTGAGTTAGCAAAGGCAAGTGAACATCCTCGTGCCTTCGAAGTTGTATCGCAACTAACTAAAACATTAGTTGATGCAAATAAAGATCTTATTTCTATTCAAAAGCAAGTTAAAGAACTTAAGGATCAAGATAAGACGGATGGTGACGTGACAAATAACAATTTGTTTGTAGGTTCAACTGCAGATTTATTAAAGATGATAAAGGATAATGATGGAAAATGATGGTCGTGGATATCTCGGTAACGTAAATCTTAAACGTGCACGAGTATCAGTAGAATGGGGTGAGGATAGACTTAAAGAATTTATCAAATGCTCAAAGGATCCAATTTATTTTGCTGAAAGGTATTTACAAATAGTTCATGTTGATCATGGGCTTATACCAATTGAGCTGTATGATTATCAAAAAGACATCATAGAGAAAATAACAAACAATCGTCGTGTCACTGTTGTAACTTCTAGGCAAGCTGGAAAAACTACAACAGCTGTTGCAACTATTTTACATTATGTGTTATTTAATGACTACAAGACCGTGGCACTCCTTGCGAATAAAGGCGATGCTGCTAGGGAAATTCTAGATCGCATTAAAATTGCCTATGAAGCACTACCTAAGTGGATTCAACAAGGCGTTATTGAATGGAATAAAGGTTCTGTTGAATTTGAAAATGGAAGTAAAATTATTGCTGCAGCAACATCATCAAACGGTATTCGAGGCAAATCAGTTTCATTTTTATACATCGATGAAGCAGCATTCGTAGAAGGATGGGATGAATTCTTTGCTTCAGTATTCCCCACTATATCCTCAGGTACGACCACTAAAATATTATTCACTTCAACTCCTAATGGTCTTAATCATTTTTACAAGACATGTGAGGGTGCTAAAGAAGGGAAGAATGGATATCAGTATATTGAAGTCGAATGGCAAAAAGTTCCTGGTCGGGATGCAGAATGGAAACAGGATACACTAGCTTCAATGGACTTTGATTTACGGAAATTTGCTCAAGAATTCGAATGTGAATTTATAGGCTCATCAGGAACGTTAATCGAAGGCAGTAAATTGAAATCTTTAGTTCATCATAAACCGTTACAAGAATCCAACGGAATATCAGTTTATGAGCAGGCGATTGAGGGGCACATGTACTTTGCTGTTATCGACGTTTCTAGAGGAAAAGGTTTAGACTATTCAGCAATGCATATCATCGATGCTACAGAGATGCCTTATAGGCAAGTTTGTACGTTTAGAGATAATATGATAGTGCCGATCGAATACACTGAAATTATACATACATTATGTAAAAAGTACAATGATGCACAAGTATTAACTGAGATTAATGATATTGGTGGGCAAATACCTGATTTATTGCTCCATGAATATGAATATGAGTCTATTCTTTATACTGAATCTGCAGGAAGAGCAGGTAAAAGAATATCATCCGGATTCGGATCAAAGAAAGCCGATAAAGGAATCCGAACAACCAAACAAGTAAAATCTATTGGTTGTTCAGTACTAAAGTTGTTGATAGAGCAAGATCAATTGATAGTGAATGATTTCAACACTATCGCAGAATTATCAACATTCTCAAGAAAAGGAATATCATACGAAGCAGAACCAGGATGCCATGACGATTTAGTGATGGGATTAGTATTATTTGGTTGGCTGTCTGATCAACAATATTTTAAACATTTGACTGATATCAATACTATTCAGCATTTAAGAGATAGGACAAGAAAGGAATTAGAAGATGATCTACTTCCTTTCGGGTTCATTGACGATGGATCAAATGAATGGGATACCAGTCCAGGTCGACCTGAGGACTGGGGTGGAGATCACGATTTCGCTAATGGTGAGTTGGTAAATCGCAGGTTCTAGGTGTTGTTTTTTATAAATAAGTTTTAAATGATTTGACCTTTAGATAAAAGGAGATAAAAAGATGCCTTTCCAAGTATCACCAGGAGTAAATGTTAGCGAGATCGATCTCACAACAATTGTCCCTGCAGTTAGCACCACCGAAGGAGCAATTGCAATAAATGCATCATGGGGACCAGTAGATCAACGTGTCCTTGTTGATAGTGAAGATCGATTAATTAACATTTACCATAAACCAAACTCAAACACTGCGACTGATTTTTTTACTGCAGCAAACTTTCTTTCTTACGGAAACGCTTTATATGTTAATAGAGCAGTTTCAGCTAATGCATTTAATGCGACAGCGGGAACCGACTCAGAAATTCGAGTTAAGAATGAAGATCACTATAACGAAGATTATATTTTAAATGCTAATACCTCTGCTGGGGATTGGATTGCAAAATATCCAGGCAAAATGGGGAACTCTTTAAAAGTTTCAACATGTTTTAATGAACACGGTTGGTCCACAGATTTTAGCAATACTATGGTATATACTACCAATCTTGGCGATGCG